CCGTCGTTATCTGGAATCCATCGATAGATGTCGACGCTATCGGAGCCGATATAGTTGGCGATGCCAGCTCGTAAGTTACCGAGCAATCCTTGAGGTATCACAGTACACCCATGCGCACAAAGCGGCTGGCTTGCTTGATGCACTTGTTTTGCAGCTCGCCCATCTGTGCGTTGACTGCGCCATCAGTGACATTGACGAGGCCAGTCGCGCGTGATGCCTTGAGTAACCATCCCTCACGGCTCGCGCTCATGATGTCCCAACGCTTAGGGCTTGCTGGGCCGATATCCTCCCACGTTAGGTCTTGACCGTCACTCATTGCGTAGTATGGATACGTTGTGTATTCAGGCCAGTCTGGCTCGGTGGCGTCTGATGTGCCAGCGATGATGACTTGATAGAGCCTGCCGTTTGGTGTTGTCGGCACAATGCGGTCACCGACTGCATATGCCGTGCTTGCCGTCCATACGGTGTAACTTTCCCACTTGTCAACGAGTGCCGCCAGATCAGTGCTGTCAAGTTGTGGGTACTGGTCTGATGCGCAGTTTAGAGCAACCTCGGATAATGCTTGTGCGCGAGTCATTGATGCCTCCAAAAACAATAAGGGAGTGGAGCAGTTGCCCCACTCCCCCTGAGTGTGCTACCCGAAAGTACTAGCTACCTTGGGCGGCAAAGACGATGACTGAACCAGGTGCCTGAGATCCAGGTGAAGCAACTGTACCAGGGTCGATTGCTCCGGAGAATCCGAAGCGCTCGGTTGCACGGATTGCAACAGCATCCTGATCAAAGTAACGCTCGTACGACGTCTGGACGTTGAGTCCGCGCTTGTCGCCGAATGCCGTACCCTTGTCAAGTGCACCAAAGATTGCAAACGGTTGGTTTGCCGTGAGTGTCTGTGGCATATCCTGGACAAAGCGTACAGGGTAACCAAGGAACTCTGGGTCACGCCCAGCACCAACTGCAAGGGAGTTGTAGTTCTGCCCACCAGCAGACAAAAGCTTATCTGCAACGTAGGTGAAGAACAAGGTTTTGTGCATGTACCAGGCAGCTGTATCTTGTGCGTATACAGGCAACTTACCTTGACCTGCTTGCCATGTGGCAAGTGTCATCGATGCAGGGGTTGCAATAGATCCAGCTGGAGCCAACACAAGTGAACTGATGTTGGTCTTTGTGCCAGACAAAGCATAGATGTACTGCATGACACCAGTGATGCCGCCATCACCAGCAATGCCTGTGCCGTTGAAGCAGACGCGGTCTTCTTCATGCCCAAGTTTGTTAGCCATGTCAGCCGCAACATAGGAGCCAATCGCGACGACTGCATCCTCGTCAAGTTCGGACGAGATAACAGTCAGAGCGGCGAGCTTTTTGGCTGTGAGCTGAGCGTTGGTCAGTGTGCCATCGGATGGCGTGATTGCGGCTGCATCAGAGTACCAGTTCGCCGTGACAGATCCGGACAGGATTGGCACGTTGAGGATGTTGCTCTTCATTGGCCACACGCGGCTGTAGTTGCGCATGACCGATGCTTTTTCACGCAGATAGATGAGCGTGTCCTGGACAATCGCAGGGACAGCAAATCCACCAGCACCAGGAGTCGTCTCAGTCATAGCCTTGATGGACTTGACGTCAACACCCATGTGTTCTTGGCACCATCGAGCAGCCGTGTCATTACCAGACATGCCGAGGACAAAGCATCCCATCTTGTAGGCATTGAATGCCTTTTCCGAACGGGTAGCACCCTCGAATGGCAGTGGACCGTAGTTACCGCGCTCCCATGCCTTTACCTCTGGCTCCTTGTTGGTGTTGATGAGCGAGCGAGCAATCTCAAGGCGGTCAACCGTGGACTTGTAGGCAGCATGCAGGCGGTTTACTTCAGCGTCGTCAGGATGAGGAGCATTGATTGCCTCGAGGAGCGCAGCTTTGAACTGTGCCTCTTCCTGAATAAATCTTTCAATCTTGGACATTAGTCCCTCCCAAACAGCTCGCGCATAATCGCGAGTCTGTCGAATGCCGGTGTGGCGGTCGGTGCATCCGTGGTAACAACCTCGGAGGCAGGCGTTGACTTGATTGCGTCATCTGTCGAGGCATCCCGCATCGACTCCCAGACGGTTGGAGAGAGGCGCTTTGCCTCCTCCCGTGACAGGCGCAGTGCATCCCGCAGGCGCCCTTCCACATCTCTTACGGACGTCGGGCGGTTCGCCTTGCGTCCGATACTCTGCAGTGACTTGAGCTCGTCCTCGCTCAGCGTGTCGACTGCCATCACAAGGTCTTTTGCCTTGCGTGCAAACTCATCAACCAGTGCAGGTACATAATCCTTTGCTGGCATGCCTGACTCGTAGACCTCATGCATGCCACCGCAAAGCACGCACCACAAGCTGTGCAACGCTTGCGTGACCATATCTTGCGACGTACCCGCGAAAACCTCGGATACATACTCAGCCACATCGGTCCCAACAGTAAGATCTGGCACGTCCATGGACTCATCATCCATCTCCATGCCGTCGTCCTTCTTCTCTGGTTCCATCATTGACTTCACAAAGTTGCGTGGTTCGGCGGGAGTAGGTGTCAAGGATGCCTCACCAATGGGCCATCTAGTGACCATGTAACGACCATCAGGCATCTGCTTGCGCTCAACCAGGTGCGATGCAGCACCGCTCGAATATGCGAGTTTGCCCATCTTGACCAGTTGCGCAATCTTTTCGGCGTACTCTTCGGACATTTTGAGCTGTGCATCAAGCCACATGCCCTTATCGTCAACGTTGATGGTGCCGTACCCGATATCTTTTTTGCCGATGGACTCGTCAAACCCATGATGGTAATACAGGTTGATAGCCATCCCGTTGAGCTTATCAATCGGTCGACCAAAGTCGGTTTCTGGGGTGAAGAAATCTCCGGTGACGTCGTGTGCTCCGGATGCGCCATCAAAGCGCAACAGGTAACCACGTACGCGCCCATCAGGCGTACTCTTGACCTCATCACCGATGTAGACTAAATCGGGCATTACACTAACTCCCTCACCGGTATGATTTGGGCGACCGGTCCCCATGCTTCATCTTGACGTACCCTGCCCATTTTTTCCAACGATAGACCGCTTTGCCATAGGCGGTAACGCATTGGACCCAAGACATTGAGTTGCTCGTCTGGAGTCAATGCGTCAAACAGCTCATCGCGATCTGGCGCCAGTGGTGATGGAATCTGTCCAGGCTTGCCCGTCAACTCCTCGTATGACGTCATCACAGGGATGATGGCGCATCGGCAGTTTGGATGCGATGCGACCGGTTTGTCGAGTGGCCATATCTGACCGTGTAACGCCCAGCACACAACACATACGCGCTGATCTCCAGCACACACGCGCTGATAACCCTTGATGATGTCTTGGTTAGCAAGCATCGATGCGCGCGTGCCCTCACGAGCTGCTCGAATCATCTCTGTGCGAGCGATGGTCTCCGCTCGTGCAATTGCCTGTATGCCATAAGTGTCCGCGATTATGCGCGCCAGCTTGTATGGATGGAATCCCTGCGCTACCGCTGATGCAACGCGCTGTGACATGTCTGGTCCAATGGTCGCGTAAAGGTCGGCAAGCGGCGAGCCGTCAGCCGCGAAGCCTAGCGCGAACTCTACCGCTTCCTCATCGATGACGTTGTACATGCTCGATATGGAGACAGACGACGGCAATCCCATGCCCGGGCGCACGCCGTCTGTCTGCATATCTAGTGCCAACTGCAGTCCGGTACGCTGAGCTGCTGTCGCACGTTTGGCGGCATCGATGCCGTACTCTGTGACCTGCTCGCTCATCTGCATTGCAAGGTCTTCGAGACGTTGCTGATACATCTGGAGGAGGTCTAGTCGGTCTGACACCAACACTCCATTATCGACCAGCTCGTCATCTATTGCCTTTGTGACAGCATCGAGTTTACGATTGACGTCTGCCATCGAGCGCGCGTAAGCATCTCGCATCTCGCGTACGACAGCTGTCTCACGACGCATCAAGCGCTGGCGATATAACTCAGCGACCTCATAGAGTGTCGGCATCTAGACTCCAGCCGTATACCGGATGCGTCGCTGTCTTGGTCTCGTCAGCACCATCAACAATCTTACGCGCTAACTTGCGCGCCCAGATCTGTCCACTGTCTCCGCCCCAGAGGTCCCATGCCACGCGGCCCGGGCTCGGGAATCCTGGCTCACCTGAGTGGAATCCCTCTGCCTGCTTGTCTACTTCGTGTCTCGAGAAATAGCTATGCATGCGGAGGATTACATCCTCGCTCAGTTTTCCACCATCGACGATCTGGCCAGCACGTCGAACACCCACGAGCGTACCGCCTCGATTGCCAGCTTCACGCCATGCGAGTGCTCTACGTGCTGCGTTGCGCATGCTGTCGGTTGGATAGTACTTGAGCCCACTTTCATCGCCATCGATGTTGAATGCTTTTGCTTCCGACTGAACTGTTACCGGAAGCAATCCGAGGTGTTGGATTGGGCTCAGTCCAACCGCGCTGAGCGCAGCTTCAGGCGCGAATCCTGACCGAATCAAGATACCTGCAGCATTGACAAGCGCCGCAGTCTCTTGAGGTGTACGCGTAACCGCTGGAGCGTCTGGCATTGCATCCATGAGTGGCGTTGGCTGTGCCTGCGGGAAGTAACGTCCCTCATCCTCTGGCTGTGGCGTAATGCCTGTGATGCGCTTTGCTGTAGCCTGGTCGATGATGCCTGCGCGATATAAACGTTCAGAGCGCTCCGCATCCTCATTGAGGTCACTCTGCAAAGCAGGGATGTTGCTTGTGTCCCATTCGAGATAATCACCAGGGAGAGTCTGCGGGAAGTCCGGCAGGAGTTGCGCTCCAAGAGCACGCGCAAAAGCGGCGTACAACGGAATCATTCCATCAGTCCAAGCACTCCTTGTTGCTTGGTCAAGGTTACTATACGTGGCGCGCTCGAGTCCACTGCCTAGTTGGAGTACGAGCGGATTGAGTCCGAGTGCTGCGCAGATACGCTCCTCTGGCTTGCGCCTGATCTCGTCAAGGGCCATATCTTTAGGCGACCACGCAACGCGCTCAAGCTTATACGGCTGTTGCATGACAACAACTCCACCTGACTTATCACCGCGGAAGTTTTGCTGTAGCGCGGTCTTGGTAACCTGTGCGTCCTCTGGCTGAATCATCACCGCGTCGCCATCTGGCGGACCAACGACGAACGATGGCACAGGGGAACTCGCGAGACCATAACCCATACGACTCGCCATGTTGTCAGCTGCAATCTCAGCAAGCACAGACGTCAGAGGCGACCGTCCGAGTTTCCAATCGTCCGGGTCACGTCCGTACTTGATGCGGATTACGTCGTCAACGGGCAGGTCCTGCGAGTATCCGGATGCGGTGTACCGATAACTGATGATGCGCCCCTGCTTGTCAGTTTGAGGCGCCATCATGTCAGGTGGGATGGATTGCAACGCACCTGGCATACGGTTGCTTGGCTGTCGCATTTTGATGATGTACGCGAGCCCCTGCACCTTGTAGTTGGTAATCATGTCATCCCAAAGCTCGCCCGGCACAGTCTGGCTGTACGGGTTTGGGTCCTTCAGGAGCTCAAGGATTGGATGGTCTGGTACAGGCTCATCAATACCATCGGCTGTCGGACGCATCACGCGTAGTTTCCCCTGGCCAAAGTTGCGAATGTACCAATCAATGCCAATCGCGACCACGGAGTTGAGCATCAAGTCGCCAGCGATGTTGCGCCAGTCCGAATTGCTCTGCGGTAGCCTGACACTCAGTAGCGCGCGATACTGTCCATCCCCGTACCCAGTGCCCCAAGTACTCTGACGCGTCTGCGATGGTCCAGGGAGTGGAGTGTCGATTGGTACTGACTCTACTGCCTTGGCACCAAATGCGCGGAAGCGGTCGAGTATCGAGATCTTAGCCATATTGCCATTATGACCTACACCGCACCCCATGTCCGATTGCGATGTGTCAACTCTGTATAAGCGTCTGCAGCTGCGTCAATAGCATCATCATGCTTACCCACTGGGAACTGTCGCCATTGCTCCATGACGCTTGATGTCCACTCCCCACGCACTATGCGGACCATACCGCCTGCGACAGCTGCGGCGAAAGGCTCAGAGCGCACCACCTTGTCACCGGTTACTGGCACCACGGTTACGGAATATCCCTGCAGCAAGCGCATCAAGTGTATCTTTTGCGACTTACCTGCTTGCCCTGGATCCTGCGGTAGTCGGATGCGTACGCGAACGCCATCGAGCACGGCAGTCTGCCTGATGATACGGTCGCGCTCATCAGGGTCATACTGTCCCATTACCGCATCAAGTATCCACGTATACCCGTCGTCATCGATGCCCATCAGGAGGCCACATGTGTAGTCACCACCACCGGCTGTTGATGCGAGGTCCCAGGCACGACACATGCTCTTGAGTTGCGGTCTCTCGGTCATGACCTCAATGCGGTCAGTCCTGATGTACGCCCCGGTACGCGGTGTTGGATTCTGTTGATACAAGCTCGACCATCCGTACTCACCGCCGTCCTGTTTGATTACATCCCTGATGCGCTCGAGATCCGCGACAGTGTAGCGCTCTGGCCACAAAGCATCGCCCATCACACGACCGATACTGTCTGTCGCATCCTCGCATATGGCAGCAAGGTTGAGCACTGTCCAACGCCCGCGCTCACTCGCAACAGCACGAGCTGCGATATCGTCATGGTGCCATCTAGTACAAATCATGACGATTGCGCCGCCGGGCTCGACGCGCGTGTATAGGTCGTCGGTATACCAGTCCCACGCCTTCTCTCGATATACCTCAGACTCAGCATCCTCGCGGCGCCTGATAGGGTCATCGATGATGATGCGCCTGAATCCAACGCCAGTAGGAGGTGAGCCGACGCCCCTCGCCATAAATGTGCCACCTTCAGGCATTGACCATTCGTCCTGTGCGCTGTTGTCTTTACTCAACGGTGTCCTGGCGCGGACGATTGCGCGTGTCTTGCGACTGAATCGCCGTGCCATCGAGGTGTTGTATGCAGTGACTAGAGAGTTGCTGTACGGGTCCATCTCCATGCAGTAGGCGCCATAACGCACCGTGCCGGTTTCGGTCTTGCCGTGTCTGGGTGGCATGTGGATTGCAAGTCGGTCAATCTCACCACGTTGAACTGCGTCCAGGTGTTCGCAGATCGCTTTGATGTGCCGAGCTTCAGCCGTCCAGCCGGGAGGGAGTGTCTGCCTCAGATAGTCTTGATATCCAGCGAGCTCGGCAACGCGAGTGTCAGTTATCGGTTGGCTCTGCTGCGGCGGTGAGAATCTGAAGCGACGTAGTTGCAATCGCTGTATAGAGCTTAGCGAGGGCATCGGCGTTTTGCCCTTGGCGGTACTGAGCATCCTGAGCGGTCCTTGCTATGCCTGACATAGCTTTGATGTTGTCAGCGAGCAGCTCAACAAGCATGTCATCCAGTTGCGTCTGCTCGCGGTCTTTAGTTGTTGCAAGCGCTTGCATTTGCTCTTCCGTCATGCGCTTACGGATGCGCATCACGGTTGACGCTGGCAGACCATGCTGACGTGCGACGTCTGCTTGTCGCTGTCCTGCGATGAGCGCAGCTTGAATTGCAACAACAATATCTGGGTCGATTGGCTTACCTTGCATGACTTTATTGTGCCTTATCCTGGCGCATGTTGCGTACATAGTGCACCGTGCCATGGCATCGATAGCACAGTGGTATCAGATCTGTATCAAGCTCAGCACCAAGGCGAGCATATGTCAGGTGATGCACATCCACCTTGTATCGGTCTCGATTTACGCCGCACCTGGCGCAACACCCACCAGTGGTCAAGAGAATGCGATTGCGTGTCTCTTTCCACCGCTTAGAGCGCATGTAACGCTTGACATAGTCGCGATAATAGCCATGCATGTTAAGTGGCTCAACGCCAAGCAGCCGTAACTGCTTGGCGTTGATTTCCCACGATGATTGCATGTCAAGCAATATCATCGCGTGTTCCTGCGGTCTCATAAGTTGAATCGATTGCCCGACATACATACGCGCAATAACCGATGATTGATGCACCAATCATGAGCATCATTGCAGCTGCACTAGCCAACACGATAAAAGCTGTCGTCATTGATCTCGCTCCGATTGCAATTTGAATACCCTTGCACACGTCTGAATAAAGTGCGCCTTGTCACCATCAAGCATCACTTCAAATGAGTCAGAGTGCAAAAGATTGACGATGTCGTCCAGGATAAAAACACCAAGATGTCGGACGTCATGACAAAACGTGTCCGTGCCATGAGCTGCCAAAAATCTCTCATCTTCGTCATCATCATCAGACTCCATGTAGACATAGCAACCTTGCGTCCATCGCTTACATCGAATCTTGCCACCCATTGCAAGCACATGAGAGATTGCATACCCTTTACAAGTCAGCCATACACCAGGCTCGATGTCGCCAGTTATTGCAACATCAATCTGCATTGCATCGATGCAGTTCGTGAGAGTCACTTTTTCAGAGAGCTTGCAAGACAGATCGTTGATTGCATCTGAGTCAAATGTCATTTGCGACCTCCCAATCTAACGCCAATACATCGGCACCGTTGAAATAGGCGAGGCCAACTACCTGCGTCTTTTTCAGAATGATGCGCATCTCAGTCACTCGCCCGTGTACGATTTGATAAATCGTGGTTGAGCCCTTACGCCGAATCTTGGCGCCAGACCTCAGCATCATTACAACTGCGCCAAATGATGATGTTTCAATGGGCTTGATTGTTTCAATGACGGGCGGTTCAACTTCATGTGTCGTACTTTTCATCTTTGCTTTTTCCTCTTGCCACATTTGACGGCGCAACTTCTGATTCTCAGCTCGCGCCGTGCGGAACTGTGCACGCCGTGAGTCCCAATACTCTTGAAACCCTTCGACGTTGTGCATCCATCGCCCATAGTTTGATGATGGGCATCGCGCTTTCTTCGCGGCTTCAAACCACGACATGCCATCGTCAACAAGGTCCCAGAATGCTTTTGCTCTCTCAAGTTTTTCAGCGTCCGAAAGATAGCGATTATGCAATGCATGTCGATTTATGGCATCGTCAAAATGACATTTGAGCTCAGGGAAAAGCTTGTAC